GACGATGCACAGCACGGCCGGCGCGGCCGCGGCATCGGCCGAGGCGGGCTCGGCGCCTGCGTAGATGATCAGCACAGGGTTGGGGATCGATGCGATCAGCGAGCCCATGCTCAGCATGGCATTGCGCAGACCGGTGGAGGCTTTGAGGGTCATGGGGTGTCCTTCAGGCGGAGACGAGGGAATTGACGGCCACCACGTTCAGCTTGTCGCCGGTGGCCAGCACCTTCGGCGAGCTGAAGCGCATGGCGCTGATGAGCACGCCGGTCGTGGCACCCTTCGGCGAGGCGGAAACGATGAAGCCACCGTAGACGGTCTTGTTCGCGGTCATCACGAACTCAGCCTTGCTGGCGCTGTTGTCGACCGACCCATCGACCACGGCGCCAGGAACGAACGGCACGCGCTGCGCCGCGGCGTAGGCGATGCATTCCGCCGCCGCCGCCGCGATGGTGCTGGCCTTCACGTCGGGCTGCGGGGTGTAGTTGCCCTCGAACAGGCCGATGAACCAGGTCGGCACCTGCGTGCCCTGCTTGTAGATGACGGACGCGATGTGGTTGCGGCCCTCGATCGGGGTGAGGTTGTGCACGGTCTCGCGCTGCGACACCCTGCCGTCGGGGTGCTCCACCTCCACGAGGAAGTTGAAGCCGTGCTCGGCGGTGTTGTTCATGGCTGGGTTTCCTTTCGGACGATCTCGGCGTCCATGTAGCTGCGCGCGACCGCAACCGATGCCTCGGCGCCGGCGCGCGTGGAGATGACGTGCTGCATGCCGTCGAAGGCGCGGTAGAGCGAGACGCCGCGCGCCGCGGGCCCGAAGGCGATGGCGGCCTCCTGCAGGTTCTGCACGCCGCCGGCCATGTCCGCCATCACCAGCCCGCGCATCGACTGCCAGTAGGCGGCCTTCGCCGCCGGCGAGCGCACGCTCGAGCCCGGCAGCGCGCCGTAGGGCAGCAGCTCCTGCAGCCGTGATGCGTTGAAGTCCGGCAGCCAGTACGTCTTGTCGGCGCACAGGTAAATGCCGCTGTCGCACGGCTCCACCACCGTGATCTCGGCCGGCAGAGGGATGTAGCCGGCGGCCGGCTCGTACAGGCCGTAGCGGTAGGGCTGCGAGAAGTACAGCATCCGGCCCGCCGCCACGACCATGCGGCCGTTGAAGTGCCGCACGATGCTGCCCGCGGGCATGACCGCGGTCTCGATGGTCGAACAGCGCCGGCCGGTCTCGAGCGGCGCCAGCACGCTGAAGCGCCCGTCCGTCGAGGTCTGGGCCAGGCCCAGCAGTTCGCCGTTCGGGCCCGACAGGTAGAGGTTCACGGCCAAGCCGTCGAGCAGCACGTCGCTCAGCGCCAGGCCGCCGCCCTCGGGCACCTCCACCTGCTGCACGACGGTGGCCGGCGACTCGCCGTCCTCGCCCTGCACGGTGAAGGTGTAGAGGTAGCGGCCGGCGGGTAGCGCGCCGGCGGCCGGCGACAGCACCGGCGCGCTGTCCAGCGGCGCGCTCGCGATCGCGCGGTCCTCGCGCTCGAGCACGCGCCGGATCTCGGTGCCGTTGGTCCAGTAGACCGCGCCGTCGGCGCCCAGCGAGTACGACACGTCGGCGCGCGGCATGCCCGCGCGTACCGCCGCCTGGTCCAGCCCTGCCCCGTTCGGCTCGAGCCTGGTGAGCACGTCGTCGACGACGGCGAAGCCGAACTTGCCGTCGCAGTCCCAGACGCTACGCCACGCACCGGCCAGCGCGCGCGTCGCGCCGACCCGGCGCTTCACGTAGCCCTGGGCATCGATGTCGACGTTGTCGGCGCCGTAGAGAAACGTGGCGCCCTCGCCGCCATCGGCCAGCCGCGTGGCCTCGCGCCGGTTGTTGATGCCGCGCGCCAGTGAGGTGAAGTTGACGTCGCGCATGCTCAGCCCCAAAACACCACGTTGTGCTGGTGCTGGTCGTGCCGGGTATCGCGGCGGAGATTGCTGTCGGGGAGCTTTCCGAAGTACTTCGTGAAGTCCAGCTCCGCCTGCGTCGATCGCTGCGGGTCGAAGGTGTCGGCGTCCGGGATGCTGAACGCTCGGTAGAGCACCCAGTCCACCAGGTGGTCGTGATGCGCCTCGTGGATCTCGGGCGCGTCGGTCGGCTGCGCCATGGGCCGCAGTGGCAGCCGGTAGCACTCCAGCGCCAGCGTGTCCCCGGCGCCGAAGCCGCCGACAACCCGCAGGCTCGTTTCGTTCTGGATCGCGTAGCGCGCAGGCTCGGTGCACTCGCGCCACCCTGGCACGCGCGCGTCCAGCCACTCCCTCGACCTCAGCTCGATCTCGCGCGGCCGGCCGCCACCCGCAGGAAGGAGGCGCAGGACGATGATCTCGAACACGCTGCCGTGCAGCGCATAGGAGGCCTGTCCGACCTGCAGCGAGATGGAGCACACGGTCGGCTCCGCGTCTTCGGGCAGCAACCGCCCTCGGATGGCAGCCTGCTGCTCGGCGTCGTTGAACCAACCCTCCACGTCCTCGTCTGCCCACAGGAACGGCTCGACCAGGTCGCGGGCGCGCACGCGGAAGCGGCGGTTCAGTTCCTGCAGCTGCAGCTTCATACCAGCCCGAATTCGTCGATCAGGCCCAGCACCTTCAGCTTCATGTTCTCGACACTCAGCGTCTTGGAGATGGCTTGCTGGTACTTCTGCTGCGCGAAGTCCTTCAGCGCGTCCTTCTCGGTCATCGCGTTGACCTGGTCGCGCATGTCCTGCAGCAGCGTTTCCGCGCGCTGCTTCTCGTCGCGCTCTTTCTGCGCGTTCGCGAGCTGCTCGGCGGTGTCGTCGGCGGGCTGATCGGAATCGGCATCCTGGTCGGGTTCGCCGCGTTCCTCGTCGGCCTCCTCCACCTGCGGCGGCGGCGAGCGGAACTGGTCGGCGTGGCGCAGCAACTTGCGCGCGATCTCGGACGGCACCTCGCGGGTCTGGCCCAGGTCGAAGGTCAGACCCGAGCCGTAGAGGCGATCGGTAAAATCGGGTCGCCGGCCGATGTATTGCACCTGCGTGGTGACGATGGTCTTGGGCATTGAGCGCTCCTGTGCGTCGTGGATGTGGAAAGGGAGGGCCGAGGCCCTCCCCTACGGACCTACGCGGCTCAGGCCGGACCGGTCAGCTCGCCCTGGACGATCACCTTCACGTCGCTGGCCTTGGCGTTGGCCGCGACGGCCGTGGTGAGGATCAGGCGCGCGGGCTTCGGCAGGCGGACCAGCTTGGAGCCGGTGGCACGCTTGCGGCCGGCCGCGGCCAGGTCGATGCCCGAACCGAAATAGGCCGCGTCCTGGGGTACCGCGGCATCGTCGACGCCGTCCTCGTACTTGAAGCCCAGCGAGCCGGTGATGGTTGCGGTCATGCCGGTGGTGACGAACACGCTGGCATCCTCGAGCCGCATGCCTTCGGGCAGCGGACCGAGGTCGACCACGTCGCCAGCTGCGAGCGCGACCGCGGAATCGGAATTGCTCACCGAGCCGTTGGCCAGCGTGGCGAGGACGAACAGCAGCGAGGTGACGTTGCCGAACGGGGACACGCCGCCGAACTGGCGCGTGCGGAACTGGTTGATCTTGACGGTTGCCATCTCGGCCTCCTGAAGAAAAATTGGGGTGGGAGCGAGCGGGCCGGATTGCTCCGGCCCGTGGCGATTACTGGCGGGCTCCGATGATCGGCACCGCGGTGTCGATGATGGTCACGCCGTAGTCGGTGAACTGCTTGCCCGAGCCCGTGTCGACCTCGAAGCGGATCTTCGAGACGCCGCGGATGGCGCCGATCAGCAGCTCGGCCTTGTCGTCGTGGTCCAGCTTCTTCTCGGACCAGAAGAACGGGATGCCGCCGCGCTCCTCGCCGGCGCTGGCCAGCGCCTCGGCAACGGCCTGGCCGCCCAGCAGGATGGCGCGGTCCACCGCGAAGTTCGTGCCGAATCCGGCCGGCACCACGCAGGTGCTCTCCACCTCGCTGTCGAAGGCCGCGCAGTAGCGGATCGTGTCGCCCGCGTAGAAGCGGATGGGGCGGCTCTGCTTCACGATCAGGATGCCGTTCCACAGGCCCACGTCGCCGGTGAACAGCGGGTGGTTGCTCATGCGCGATGCGCGCGCCAGCGCCGAGGCCTGGAACTGGCGGAAGCTCGGATCGGTGGCGAAGGCGCTGTACTGCGCCGGCGACACCAGCAGCACGCGCAGCGGGCTGTCGTCGGCGGCGGGGTCGCCCTCGAACTTCACGACGGGCGGCGGCAGCGGGATCTGCTCCACGTAGGTGCGGATCGCGTCGACCGTGTCCATCTTCAGCAGGTCGGTGGTGCCCAGGTCCACCTCGCCTGCGTTGACCGCGAAGGGCTTGATGGCGCCGGCGTCGGCGATGAAGTGGCGGTTTTTGGTCGGCGCCTTGACCGGGTTCACCATGATCTCGGCGAAGTCGGGGTCGGCCTCGGTGGGCACGACCCACTCGATGTTGTTCTGGAAGCCGCGGGCACCGGCCGTGTGGGCCAGCAGCGACTGGTCCACGTACTTGTCCATCAGGCTCGAGGCCACGGGCCGGCCCAGCGCGCGGAAGTCGGCCGGGCTGCGGATCGTGGTCATCGTGTCGCCGAGGTCGATCGGGAAGCGCGCCTGGTTGACGCGCAGGCGGTCTTCCGACAGCTTCATGCCGACGCCGCGGCCCTCGGCGTAGCGCGAGCCCATGATGGGCTTCGCACCGACGGGGTTCAGCAGGTGGAAGGTGACCTCGTCGCCCTTCTGCTTGCCGAGGTCCTGGCAGCGCACGACGGGCATGTGCTGGGTGGACTGCTTGCGGATCGTGGCGGTCGCGCCGGCGGTGCCCTTGGGCATCGCACCGGTGAGGTTGCGCCAGGTGCCATTGCGCTGGTTGTGCATGGCGAACAGGCCGACGGCCTGCTGCACCATGGCGGTCTTGTCGCCATACGGCGTATGCGTCTTCGTCGCGGTCACGGTGGACCTCCTTCAATGGGAGCGGCGTCGCCATCCCGGCGATGCCTTGGCAATCAGATGTGCCGATTCAGGTAAGCCTCGATCTGGGCGGGCGTCATGGAAGCCATGCGCTCGGCCATGTCGGGGCCGCTCAGGGAAGCGATCGCTTCGTCCGGGTTCGAGGGACCGGAACGGCCGCCCGGGATGTCCGAGAGGCTGTTGGGGACCTTCTCTGCCGCCGCAGCGATCGCTGCCTTGGCCTGCGCCTTCACGACACCCGCGGGCGTCGCGTCGGCCGCGGCCTGAGTTCCTTGCTTGTCGGCCTTGAACGCATCGAACAGCTCGATCACGGCCGCGGTGCCGCCCTTGGCGAGCACGTCGCGATAGCCGGCCTGCACGAAGCTGGGCTGCTTGGCGATCCAGTCGCCGAGTTCCTTGCTCTCGGCGATGGAGTCGGCATCGGGGTGCTTCGCGTAGATCGCGCGCAGGTGCTCGTCGTGCGCGGTGGCGGCCTGCTGTTGCTGGAAAGGCTTGAGGGCCGCTTCCACCTTCGCATCCACCGCCGCCGCGAGGCGAGCGTTCACGCGCTGTTCCACGATCGCGTCGATGCCCTTGGCCAGGGCCTCTTCGGAGAAGTCCCCGAAGAGCGACGGGTCGGCGCCCTGGTCGATCGCGGCCTGCGCCACCTCGACCTGCTTGTCGACCTTCGTCGGGGCCTCGCCCGCCGCGGCACGCTGCTCGGCCTGTGCCTTGAGGGCATCCAGTTCGTGCTGCGCAGCCTCGGCGCGCGTGCGCCACTGCTTCGCGTCTTCGCGGGCGTCGACCAGCTTCTGGAACTCGATGGTGTGGACACCATCCTTCGCCAGGATCACGGCCTTGGACGGGTCTTTCGGCTCGTCGTCGGTCGCGGGTGCTGCTTCGCCCTGCGGCTTGTCGTTCGGTTCGGTCTTCGCGTCCTTGGCTTCGCCTTCCGGCTTCTCGCCACCACCTTCGGCTGCAGCGTCGGGCACCACTGCTTGTTCCGGCTGCTTGCCGGTATCGCCCTGTTCGCCAAGCTCGAGGAGCTGGGCCGCCTGTTCGGGGGTGAGAACGCCGCTGTCGGCGTGGGTGTTCAGGAACTCGTCTTGTGCTGTGGTCGTCATGCCTGTCCCGCCACATGTCGCCGTGGCCGCAATGGACATCCGCATTCGGAGCACTGGGCAGGGCCGAAGCCCTACCCGGTACACCTCCAGCTGGGGGAATTGCCTCGCGCTCTTTCGAGGGAGGCGCCGGCTCTCACGAGCGGGCTACGTCACGATCTGCTTTCGCTTCACGCTTGAACGCACTTTGCCGAGGGCAACGTGCATCGGGAAACCCTACAGGGGGTTGAACATCTGGCCTTGGAAGATGAGCGGCGCGCTGGCAGCCTTGCTGAAGCGCACATAGGACGGAGGGAACAGCAGCTCCCCGCGAATGCGTTCAGGCAACACTAGGATGAAGCCGCGCTCGGGTGGCATGCCCTTCGATCGCATGAACTCGGCCAGCGGCTCGGGCGGCAGCGATTCCAGCAGTCGCTGCATCGATTCCAGGAGCTGCACGGCACTGGGAGACACCGCGCTGCTGGATATGCACGTTGTCACGCCCGTGCCTCGACCAGTCTGCTGCGCAGCTCGTAGCCCAGCAGCGGCCAGACCTGGTCGATGGCCTTCTCTCGCGCGTAGCGGCGCCCGACGCCGGCGTCGAAGTTCGCAGCGGACACCGGGCCCTCGTTCACGCCGACGATCGTGGTACCATTGCGCAGCTCCAGCACGCAGATGGTGACCCTGCCGAGCGGCCCGTGCGGCTCGGGCGTAGAGACGCTGTCGCCGATCAGCACCTCGTGGCCGTAGATGCCCTCGTCCGCGGTGAAGTAGTACTCCCGCACGATCGCGGCCTCGATGTCCTCGGACGTGACGCGCGGCGCCACTGCCTTCGCCGCCAGCTCGGCCTCGGTGACCGTGCTCACGAGACCACCGCCCAGTCGTCGGCCAGCATGTCGGTCTGCGATGCGAGCCAGCCCATCAAGATCTCGCCGGTGGCGGTCTTCATCGTGATGGACGGCAGCACCATGGCCGTGCCGCTCGGCTGCTGCTCAGCCCACTTCCGATTTGCCGGCGCCCAGAAGTTTGCGGCCGGCACCTCGCGCGAGCCGTCGCAGCTCAGGGCTAGCCACATGCCCTTTCCGTTCCAGCCCGCGCGCGCCACGCGGCGCCCGGCCTTGAGGTGGCGGATGGCGTCGCCGAAGTCGCAGCGAGGGGGCGCGTAGCCAGCCGCGGCGCAGACAGCATCGGCCGCACCCGTCATGTCGTCGCGCAGGGGTAGGCCGACCATCACAACCGGTGCGGCTGCATCCTGTCGCGTGGCCTGCCCCTTCTGGAACGGCATCCAGGTGCAAAAGCCGCCCGCGGCGACGCGCTCGGCTGTCGCATCCTGCAGCAGCTCGACGCTCGTGCGGCTGTGCGCATTGCCATTGGCGTCGAACACCGTCAGGTTGACCATGGAATCGCTCCAGACGTGCGCGACGATGGCGGCATAGGGCTGCGCGGTGCCGCGGGCTTTGATTCCGTCGGAGTGCGTCACGAAACCGGACTCGCCGGAGTTCGCGAAGGGATGGAACCAGACGACTCGCCCGATGGTCGGTGCGATGAAGGGCTTGGGGGTGCTCATGGGATTGCTCCTTGGGTGGTGGTGGAAACGGAAGCGCGGGCCATGCGATCGAGCGTCTGCATGCACATCAGCAGCGCAGCGGCGAAGGTCCACGTGTGCGCCTGGGGCGCGGCGGGGAAAGGGTCGTGCTCGCGGGTTGCCGCGTGCATGCAGATGAAGAGCGGGCGCGGCACGGCGCGGAACTCGGCGCGCGCGACGCTGTACTCGCGCGGGGCGATGCCGCCATGCCGTGGCAGGTCCTGCAGGACCTGGTAGTAGTCGGGCAGCGTGCCGCCGTGGTAGGCCGTCAGCGCGGGTACGGCCCACGCCGGCACGAAGTAGTGCGGCTCCCTCGTCATGCCTGGCTGCTCCGACGCTTCGACGCGGGAGCGACCAGCTCGAGCGCTTCCCAGGGGAGTTCGATGTCGACGATCTCGGTTCCCGTGGCGGAACGCCGCTCGTAGAAGCAGCGCATGGCACCGCTGTCCTCCGAGAGGCCTGCGGCCACCATCTGCTGCGCGCCGCCCTTGATCCGCACGAGCTTGCCGACCAGCTGGCCGAGCTGCTCGGCCACACCGGCGTGCGTGGCCAGAAGGCGGATCACGGTATTGGCATCCACCTCGAGCTGGGTGACTGCCTTCTTGACGGCCTTCGCCTGCGCGGCCGCAGATCTCTCCACCTCCTCGATCTTGCTGCGCGCCGCGTTAATACCCTCGGCCAACCCGCTCGCCTGCTGTCGCGCCCTTTCCAGCTCGCGCATCACGGCATCGCGCTTCTCGAATGCCTTGCTCATGGCACCGTTGATGACCTCGTTCACGCGCTGCTCGACCTTGTCCAAATCCATGCTGCACCTCCATGCAAAAGCCCTGCGCTCTGGCATCCCCGGTAGCGGCCGTTCCCCTTGCGGGGTGGGATGCCAGAGCACAGGGCTCTGTTTTGAAGGTCCGGCCGCTACGCACTGACGGGAGAATCGTCAGGCGGCAAGGCTCGCGCGCCGAACCCTACAGGGGGGGCGCAAGGGCGCGGTCTAACGTATGCTTCGCGAAATCCATCCAAGTCATAAAAATGGCTCACTACCTGCGAGACAAGAGAATTGGTTCTCTCACCATTACTGAAGAAGATGTTCGCGAGCTATGCGACATTTTTTTCCAGAGAATGAATGTCGTAAGCGCCACCCGAGATAAGCCGAATGAACCCGAAATCAAAGGCGCACACTTTGTGATCAGGTTTGACAATCGAGGGTACAAGGCCTATTCCACCGACGATGTGCTCACCTATTGGCGTCAGGCTACAAAAGTAGAGCGCCTGGTATTTGCGACCGAATCGTTTGAAAGTCTAAATTCCAACAGGCTGCGTGGCACGTATGTCGAACTCAAGCTCGATTTGGCAGATGAACAGTGCTGGCTCGTATCTTCCTCTGATAGCAAAGAATGGATGGACGGCTCGTTCACTGCGATCGACGAGTATTTGACTAAGTGCAAAAACAAGAATCGTCTGATTAGAACGCCTTGGACACCATTTGCTGTTTACGTCCTCGGACAGGCTGTGATTCTTGCCCTAAGCCTCTGGCTAGCGGTGAAAATTGCGCCCCGCCTCGCCGTGGATAGTCCGGTCATCATCGGATTTATCATCCTGCTATTTCTTTATTTGCCGATTTGGCTATTCCTCCATGGGCAGGTTATGAGGTGGATCGCATTGGCGTTTCCAAACATCAAATTCCATAAGCAAAATCGAAGTCTGCATTGGTTCGGTCAGGCAATGATCGGCGCGCTGGTAATCTTCGCGCTCGGGCAGGCCGGCAGTTGGTTCCTGAGCCTGCTTGGGGAACTCATTAAGTCCACGCCGTAGTACCTGGAGCGAGGTCGCGGCAATCACGCCGCGATGTTGTCCGTGGTCCGGGCCGTTTCGATACCATCCATGCCCTCGCCGCCAGCGCGCGGCCGCGGGGGGAAGGTCGGGCTGGTGTTCTCGCGCACCGGTGGCTCGGCCGCTGCTTCCTGCTGCGCCGCCGGCGCCACCACCCCCGCGCCGCCCTGCCCTTGGATGTACGGGTCCTTGATGTTCATGGCCGCGGTCTGCGCCGGCGTCGGGAAGTTGGGGTCGTCGCCGCCCGGGCTGGGCCGCGTGTAGCCCGCGCCCTGCATGATCGCGTCGGCGATCGGCGCGATCATCGGCATCTGCGCCACCTGCGCGCCGCCCTGCATCGCCGCGAAGGCTGCCTGCACGCCGGTCTGCACGGCCTGGGCCATCAGCTGCTTGATCTGGGCCTCGGTGAGCCGCTCCTTCATGTCCAGCTCGCGCGCCTTCAGCTCGAGGCCAGCCAGCTTGACCTCTTGCGCCACGCGCTCCTGCACCTGCTTCTCGACCTCCTCGGGCGAGGCCTGCCGGCCCGCCGCGCGTAGCGCCTCCACCAGGTCGCGCTTGAACGGCACATCCATGAGGCTGGCCAGGAACGGCATGGCCGCGGCCTGGTACTGCGCGGGCAGGCTCTTGACGGCCTCCGACAGCGCGTTCAGCTGCTGGCCGCGGTAGGTGTTTGTGCTCGGCACCTCCTCGAGACCGACCATCAGGCGCGTGCGCTGCACGTCGTTCGAGAGATACGGCAGCCCGGTGTCCGGGTCCTCCTCCACCTTGTTGATGGTGACGGAGCGGTCGGCCCGCACCGCATCACCCTCGATGACGATGACCGTTTCCTTACGCCCGAGGTCTTCGATGATGAGCGCCAGCAGCAGCTCGCCCACCATCTTCCGGCCGGCGCGGAAGTTGTCCATCATGACGCCGAGGGACTGGTTCGACTGCTCCACCTGGGTCTGCTCCTGCAGGCCGGAGCGCGCCGTGCCCTCCTTGCCCATGAAGCCCGAGGTGACCGCGCTCACGCGCTGGATGGTCGCGCGGTTGTCGTCGAGCATCTTGTAGTGCTGCTCGGTGAGCGTGTAGTCGCGCTTGACCTCGAAGCGCGCGCCCGTCTTCTGCATCTCCTCGGGGTCGAGCAGGATGTCGGCGTCGACGCGCGCCACCTGCTGGCGGAACTGCGCATCGGACATGGCCACAGCGCCCTTGGTGCGCTCGGTGCGCACCGCGCCCATACCCCAACGCAGCTTGCTGATTCCGCTGTTCAGGCTGTCCTGCGGGAAGATCATGTCGCGGATGTAGCCATAGGGCTTGCCCGTGCCGTCCTCGCGAAAGCCGATGAACGGCGCGTAGGGGAAGTGCGGGTGCGGGTATGGCGTGGGGCCATCGTGCAGCAGGTGCGGGCCCAGCCAGAAGCTACGTCGAACGCGGCTCACCACCGCCTTCGACACCTCGGCGTGGCCGCGCGCGATCGCGATGTTGTGCGCCATGTTGTCCTCGTCGTACTCCACCACGCGGCCGTCGGGCATGGTGAGCACCGTCACGCTGACCCAGCGCCGGTACCAGAGTTCGACTAGGCACAGCTCCTTGCTGGTCGGGTTGAACCAACGGTCCTCCTGCACCGTCCAGGAGCGCGCCTCGTCCCAGCTGTTGCGCAGGCCAGTGGACATGCCACCGTCGAGCCCTTCCGGGCCCAGCATGCCCCACCAGTTCGAGCCCATGCGCCCGCAGGCCTCGATCAGCTCGCGATGCTTGGGGAAGGTCTTGGCGATGCGGTCCGGCCGCAGCCAGCGCTGGCGCCGCAGCCAGCGCGCGTCGCTCAGGTCGTCCTCCTGGGCCTTCATGTCCCAGTGGATCTCGTTGCGGTGGATGTACCGGCAGCGGTACCGGTAGCTGAACGGGTCGGCCTGGCGCGCGACCTCCACCCACGCCACGCCCACGCCGATCTGCGGGCGGAACGCGGCCGAGCACGCGCGGTCGGCCTTGGACTGCTTCTCGGCCTCGTTGAGCTTGAAGTTCAGGCCGTCGGCCACGTCCTGGCCACCGGGCTGCCCGTTCGGCGTCACGCGCCAGTCGGTCCGGGTCTTCGCTTCGTAGCCCTGGATCGACAGCAGCGCCGGGTTGACCAGGTTCTCCACCGCGGGCGGGATGCCCAGCGCGCGCTGGCGCTGCAGCAGCTCGGAGTCGAGCTGGTTGCCGTCGGCGTAGTCCATTTCCTTGTCGGCGGTGCCGCGCCAGAAGGGCTGCTGCTCGATCTCGTCGCAGATGTCGGTGTACTCGGTGAGCGAGATGGCGAGGTCTTCGCCGGCCTCGAAGGTCTTGCGCTCGGGTGGCGTGTCGTCGGTCATGTACATGGGGGCGGTCCTATGTGCGCCAGTCGGGCGCGGGCGCGGGCTCGTAGCTCGAGCGTTGGCTGTTCGGCTTGGGGATGCCGCTGATGAAGGTCATGGCGACGGCGTCGCCCTTGTCCGGGCTGCGGCCCAGCACCTCGCGGATCTCGTCCTTGTCGCGCATCTGGAGGGCGGCGACCTTGCCCATGGTCACGACCTTGTAGCGGACCGCGGCGAGGTCGGCTAGCAGCTCGGGGTCGGGCGGGAGCGAGATGGGGTTCGGGTTGGTCGGGTCGAGCGCCTCGCGCAGGCGCCAATAC